TTTTATCCATGTTAGCCCTCACTATGAATTATGATACTTCGTTTAAAGACTCGTCTTCGCTTGAAGCTTCTTCAGTTTCTTCTTGTTCAACTACTGCTTCAGGACTTTCCTTTAACACAGCTTCAAGATTATTCTGATGTCCTTGTGAAGCATAGTTCAAAGCTTCAACCAACACATTCAATGTGCCTATCTTACTGATAGATACATTAGCACCTGCTCTCTTCTGCTCATCTTCAATCTTTGAAACATCATAGACTGCTTCGCCATCATCATTCTTAATAGTAATAATCATATTAAAATTCCTCGTTGTCTGAACTTGGTTCAGTGTATTCAATTAAATTAGTGACCTTCACAGCTATTAACTCTGCAAATGTACCATACTTTCCTGTGTAAGGTTTAATCTTCACAGTAACTTCTGAGCCATTACCAAGACTAACATCTAAAGCGTTGCCATCTTCGTCAACTAATTTAGGTGCAGGATTGGTTGTCCCATCATGTCGTTCTACTTTTCTACTGAATGAGAAAGCAGGTTCATCATACTTAGCTTGACCATCTCTGGTTCTTACTCTGGATAACCCTGCACTTTCTAATCTAGTAGCAGTATCTTCATCAGTCAACACAACTATTCCGTACTTATGTGGTTCAAACTTAGTGTTTGGTGTGCTGACATTAGCCCACATAGCTTTTCCTTCTACATACTCATACATATATTGTACCTCCTATAGGTTTAGTTTTTAGTATTAAGTGTTTGGAGTCTATCATACTTTTTCTTTTTGTGCAAGTCTTTTCTGTCTTCTTCTTGCATTGTTTCTATCTCGTGTAAATTGTATAGCACTTTGCAAGTCTTCCCATAACTCATCAAGTGCTTGTTTCTTTTGTTCTTTGTTAAGTCTTGTAATGATTTTTATATCAGACTTCTTAGGTATCCAAGTATCCCAATAAGCTTTGTCCATGTCTTTCCATGTCCAACCTATCTGCTTGTCTAGTGTTGTTGATTTAAAATATAGATTCATAATAACCCTCGTGTTAAAAGTGGGTACTTTACAGTGATACCCAGCACTCGAACATTATCTTTTAGAGTCACCGAACGACTGACTACCCCGAATTTAATCTAGGATTTAAAACTTAGTCTGGTTTTAGTGGCACTAGACCAGAAACTAGCACGATTGCTCGTATGTCTTTAGGTTCAGGAAGGTTAGTTGAGGGCTACACCTTTGGACATACCTATACTTTAGGAGTAATTATATTATTCCTGTCCCTCTTTGTCAACTCTTAAATCTAATAATTTAACTTTATATTCATCTTTATTCCACACTACTTCGTAAGCTATTTGGTCTGCCTTGTTATCGTGATTATATTTAATAACATATTCTTCCCATGCTCTAAACTCTTCCTTAGTCATTGGTGTTAGTTCAGTATCTTTTATCTCCACCATGTTGGTTTCTCCCTGCTCCTAAATAAATAATTTAATTATACCTGTTAGTAATACAAAAGTTGCTACTGCATTTAATACTATCAAAGCTCTGTCGTTCCACATCAAACCTACTAAAGTCCACATGAAACAACCTATAAAACTTAATATTAAATCTATTTCTGTAAACTCTTGCAATGACCTGAAACAAATCGCTAGTATTATAAAACAACTTGCAACCCATTTCAAGTACCAATCAGTCGTTCTTTTTTTTGTTGTCATAATTTTTATCTGCTATTATAAATGCAACACCCACTAAACAGAATAACATAAACCCTATTACAAGCATGAGTCCTATTACTTCGCCTATCATTTATTATCTCTTTTAATATATCTATATGTATCTCTATTCCATTTTAAGTTTAACAAATTAGTTAATCTCCACTTAATTGTATCTAAATTACAAACATCAGACATATAAACATCTTTCATTTCTGAATAATTATCTAACATATTATCAATTTGATTAACATATCTACACCAATCATGCACTTCCTCTGGTGTTAGTTCAATAGTTGTTTTAGTTTTTAAATGTTTTACTTTCATTTTCCTTGCCCTCTATATTTCTTATGGTTAGCTTTAGTATTTTTATTCATAGTAGAGTAGCCAACATTACCTCTACCTTGACTTGTTCTCTTACCTCTAACACCTGTTGCTGAAGTATGAGTTTGTTTAAATGCTTTTGATTTTACAGCCATAACTATACTCTATTTCTAAAAAGATAAAACAATCCCTTCAATTTTTCAACTGATAAATGTTTTAAATGTTTAGGTATATTATTATATATATTTTTATTATTCATTTTATTATTATTTTCTTTTTTTCTTTTTAACTTGTTAAGCATTTTATACCTCCTTAAAAGTTTGTCAAGTAATTTTATTAAAAAAATACAATTTATTTCTAAGCCTTTCTAAGGGCTTGTTAGTCAACACTAATACCCTCGTATGACTTGTTAAGAAAACTACTCACCATGTAGCTTACATGCTCTTCTATCCTATGTATTATATCTACTTCTGATACATTCATTGGTTTGTCCCACGTTCTTATGTCATCATAAAGAAAGTCGACAAATGTTCTAAACTTATTAGCTGATAGTTTATTTATGATATATTCTCTTGCACATATATCTTCTAGTTTTTTGTATAAAGTTCTATTCATGTTATAGGTTCTCCTTGTTTTATTAACTGTGTTATTATATCATTTATTTTGCTATTCATCTGTGTTCTTAAACCTGCATTTACTTTAGGTGTTAACTTTTTAAAATAATCTAATAGCTTTCTAGCTTCTGAAGTTTTTAAAGTTATATCAGTTCCAAAGCTTGTGTTCATTTTTATAGTCTCTACATTAACACCATAAGCACAAGCAATTGGAGTTCCTTCATCTCTAAAAACATTTTCAAATATTAAACATGCTAAAGTCTTTCTTCCTAAATGTAGTTCAATCATCATCAACCTCCTCTAAGTGATGTATCAAAGCATACAGTCCTGCTTTAATACCTGCATGTTCTGATTTAGTATGGCTATCATTTACCCATTCATCATCTGCAATAATATCTTCTACAATATTTTTTATTCGTTCAATAGTTATCATCAGTTCAATCCCTCCACTAAACTCCAATCTTCTGTTAATATATTTTCTTTTTCTGCCCATTTATAATCAATCTCTCCAATATCAGTTATTCCATCATGTTGTACTGAACTTCCATCTTTGAACTCAACATACAAAGTCCCCCACTTTACATGGTAGTCTTTGACCTTGTCCCACTCAATACTTAGTTCTTCTAAGTCAAAAGTAATATTTGTTTCATAGATACACTCTATATATTTTGGTTTATCGCTATCAACATTCATATAACTTCCTCCTCTAGTAATTCCTTTACCATGTTTCTATCAAACCAATCAAACTTTCTATTGGCGTTCTTCTCTAGTACATACTTGGCATTCTCTAAACCCATTGGCTCATTTACCCATACGTTTAAAAGCCTTACACTTATTTCAAGTTTTTCAAGTGTGTGAAGTACATCTTCCTTTTCAAAATAATAATCGTTGTATAGTCTACTCATTATATAATTCCTCCCTTTCAATGTTAGTTATTTCATCATCTCTTAAATATATGTCATGGTCTAGTATAAAAGTTTCCTTTACCCATTCTCTATATTCTTCTTCTGTCTCACATTCTCTACCCATATCAAACACAGTATATTTTATTGTGCTACTCCAAGTTTTCATATCTTATCCCTCCATTTCAAAGTTATCTAAATCTATTTCAGCTAATCTCATAGCCTCATTCTCTATCCATTCAACATCATCAGAAGTTTTACTTAACTCCTTGTAATGCTTCTCATAGAAACCCTCATATAAGGTCTCTGTATATATTGCTTGTCTTGTATTCATGCTCATATCAATCCCTCCTGTGTAAGTAATAAGCTGTAGTAAATCCTACAATTAAATATAATAATATCCATAGTGTCATATTGTCAAACATTTTTTTTCAACCTCCTTATCTCTACGTTATGTGGCTGTTGTTTCATAATATCTTCTTGACATCTAACAGACACCCACTCTTTTTTAAATTCGTTCTTGTTCGCAACCTTTTTAAAGAAGCTAAAAGATATAGTCTTGTATTCGTAATAGTCGTTATGTCTTTTCATTTTACCTCCCTATCTATCATAAACTCTGCAAACATTTCTTCGCCTATCAATGTACATACTTCTGCAAAAGCATCTTCTTTCTCATGTACAAAATCTAACCACTCATCAACACTTAACTTATCTTTTGTATCTAAATGTTTCTTATCTAAATACTGCCATAGCGTTGTGCTTGGTATTAAAAAATTTTCTCCGTCAAATTTTAAATCTTCTAATATATTCATCTACTTTCTCCCTATGTGTATTAAATCATCAACCAATTCTGCCATGATACTTCTAAGTTCATAAAAGTTTTTAGATTCTTTTATGTCTTTTCTATATTCATTTAAACTATCGTATAACCTTTCTTTAATTATAGATACAACTTTATTTTCTAGTTCTGTCTCATTTATTATGCTCATATTCTTATAGCCCTCTAGCTATTTATTTATTTGATACCTATAAATCTAATTGATTGTCAACAGAAAAGCAAGAACTATTTTAATTATTTTTTAAATCCTTTTAAACCTATCGTTTTATTATCAATGGTATGACAAGCCCATTCTTTTAATATGCTCTTGTAGGCTCTTAGAATTAGCCACAGAATACAAGGCATAAATAGTCTTAAAGACTAGGCATAAAAAACCCCCAATAAAGGGGGTAAAACTTTTGAAGTTTTTAGGGGGTAATTATTTTATATCTATCCATTCATTAGGGTGTATAAAATAAGAGAACTCCCCATTAATAGTAATGCATTGGTCGTAATCTTTTTGTCTAACTCTCATCTTAGAGCCTAACAATTCCAATACGCCATTTATTCTTTCTCTTGTTGTAGGTGTTCCCCATCCTGCCAAAGTAAATGCCATTTTACCCTCATCATCTTTATACATGATTTCGTTTCCATGTAGATATAAATAATTTCCGTTAGTCATACTATTACCAACACTTCTATAATTACCATTAATAAAAGCGTTTCCTACATCTTGTGTTATTTTTCTCATAATATATTTACTCCTTTGTAAATGTTTAGTTTATACCACGAAAGCCCCCAATTAAGGAGGCTGTTATCGTGGTTAGGGGTTAATTATAAACCGATATTTTCCATGAAGCATAAGGTTCTGCTTCGTGTCCTTTCTTTTCTAAAGAATCCAAGCCAAACATTTCTTCTGCTTTTTCCCAGACCATATCGCCACCATATTCAGACCAAGTCTCATTAATGACATCATAACAGTAGCCACCATCAAACAATATCTCAACTGCTTCATGGTCGGCTTCACTTTCTCTAATAATTAAATCTTTCCAAGAGTCTTGTTTG